CTGATAATAATGGTCAACATTTTCTACAAGGTGTATTCGCATGTTGTCATTTATACGATAGGGCTTTATCGGTAGAAGAAATAAATCAAAACTTTAACGCTCAACGACCAAGGTTTGGAATATAGATATGGGTGTTCACGCAGGACCAAAAGATAGTTTAGAAACAGGTGTCGTTAAAGACGGTTTAGTTTTTTGGGTAAATGCTGCTGATGAAGCAAGTTATCCTGGTTCAGGCACAACTTGGACTGATGTTGTTGGTGGGGCTACTGGTACTTTGACAAATGGTCCAGTATATGACAGAAGTTTACCTGGTGTTTCTTTTAATTTTGACGGAAGTAATGACCAGGTAGAATTTGCCGATAGTGATACTTTTTCATTTGGTGATGCAAGTAATGACTCTGCTTTTAGTGTTGATTGTTGGATTAATGCGGTTGATATGACAAGATTTAGAATTGTATCTAAGGCTAATGAATGGTTAATGGGACCTTTTGGTGATGATAAAATGGGAATACTTTTGTTAGATAATAATAGTTCAAATTATATTGGTAGAACAAGCAGCGTGACTGTTCAAAGTGTGGCTGGTGCTGACCAAAATGAATGGATTTCACTAACGACTACATATGATGGAAGTGATGGTTCTGGTATTGCACATTATTTGAATGGTTCAGCGATGAGTTTAGATAGTCCTATAAGTGCTGGTTCTTACACGGCTATGCATAATCAATCAAGTGTTCTCAATATTGGAACAGATGCAGCTTTTGGTTCGTTTGCAAATGGTGAAATAGCAAGTGTTAGAATATATAATAAAGCTTTGACAGCAAACGAAGTAGCAACAAATTATAGAATTGAAAAAAAGAGATATGGGAGATAATTATGTATGAAAATAGAAAATATGTAATTTTTAACACTAGTGAAACAGGAAGCATTGACTTCTCACAAGTGATGGAAACAAGTGTCAATACATTAAGATTAAACATTAGTGGAAGTCAAACTTTTGTAAAATACGAAGGAAGTCAACCAAGTAGTGTTGCTGGTTTATCTTCAAAATCAAATGAATACACTCACACACAAATATCAAATGTATTAACAGGAAGTGAGTGGTCAAGTACAGAGGAAATATAGTTATGTTAGTTAAATTCGATGAAATAATAGAAATAGTATTACACCACGAGGGTGGATACGTTAACGACCCGAAAGATCCAGGTGGAGAAACTAATTTTGGTATAGCCAAAAGAAGTCATCCTGATGTGGACATAAAAAACCTCACAAAAGATGGGGCAAAAGAAATCTACAAAGAACACTATTGGGATGGTAATAAAGTAGAAAGTTTACCTGAAGAACTCAGACATATTTATTTTGATATGTGTGTAAATCAAGGTAAGGGTAGAGCGGTAAAAATTCTACAAAAAGCAGCCAATGCAAAAGGTAAAAACCTAAAAGTAGATGGTGGATTAGGACCTAAAACAATCGGTGCTATGGAAGGTGTAGAGTTAGATAGAGTTCGTGCTTATCGTGTTAAGTATTATGCTGATTTGGTAACTCGTAAGCCAGACTTGGAGAAGTTTTACTTTGGTTGGTTTAGAAGAGCATTAGAAGTTTAGTTCTTTTGAAACTTATATATTTATAGATGTAGGAGAATATCTATGTCTATACCAAAACTAAAAGATTTACTGAATGAAAGATATGTATCAAAAAGGTCTGATACAATTGAAGATGTATATCAATCTGCGGTAGACTCATTAGAAGACTTATCTGATTTAATTAAAAAACACGCACCAGAAGAAAGATTATTATCTCGTACTTTAGAAAAACAATCCATGATGATTAGAAGAATGATAACTAAAAGTAAATCTTATCAAGACATAAAGGATATGACAAATGATTAAACTAAAAGATTTAATTAACGAAACAGACTATCATTTAACAAAACCACGAAGAAATGTTGCTGGTGTAGCAGTTGTATCTGAAGGTCAAGTTCTTTGCGTAAAACGCTCAGAGACTCAAGGTAAGTTTCCAAACTTCTGGTCACTACCAATGGGTGGTGTTGAAAAGGGAGAAACTTTTGAAGAGGCTGGTGCTCGTGAATTAAAAGAAGAAACAATGCTTGACATTAACCCTAAAAGTTTAGTATATTTAGGTACGATAAAAGACGGAGTGCATAATCGTCTATGTAAAGTTTATAAAGCAGAGATGGATGGTAAACCTGAACCTACATTAGACCACGAACATACTGATTGGGGTTACTATGATAAAGATAGTTTACCAAGACCTTTTGAAGATAGAATGAGACAAGTGTTGGAATTGAACTTATGAGTTTAAAAAAGTTAGTAGAAGAAATAACCAAACCCGTTATTGACGAGATGGGTATCGTTGCTAGTGATGGGACTATCAAAGGTGGTTCACGGCACTCTAAAATAAAAAAGATGAAAAAGAAAGGACACACCTCAGTTCCTTATGGTAGTGGTTACAAAAAAGTAGATGAAGCACAAGCTGTAAAAGGTAGTAAAGTAGAAAAGTTTATTACAGGTCACAATCTTACTATGAAGGGTAAGAAATATAAAGAAATAGAATTTGAGACATTAGATGTTGATAATAGTTCAAAGATGGTTAATCTAAAAATATTAAAACCAAAAAACTTATTTGGTATGAAGACACCTGTAAAATTCCAAACATTAAGAAGAGGACCTTTTACAAAAACTGATACTGGTAAAAAATTAAAAGAACAAAAACAAATCAAAAAAACTATCGGTGTATTCGGTGGTAGATTTCAACCCTTTCATTCAGGTCATCTTGCTACATATAAATGGTTGGCATCTCAAGTAGATGAAGCTTACATAACCACAAGTAATATTAAAAAACCACCACGACATCCAATGAACTTTAAGGAAAAAGTTCGTCATATGGTAAAGGTTGGTATTCCTAAGAATCGTATCATTGAAGAAAAGACACCTTATGTAGCAACTAACTTACTTAAAAAGTTTGATCCTGAAACCACGGCGGTAGTTTATGCTTTCGGTCAAAAAGATGCTGGTCGTTTAAAAGCTGGAACTAAAAAGGGTGGTGGTAAAACTTATTATCAAGACTATAAAAAAAGTAAAGGTGATATAAGAGGATTTGAAGAACATGGATACTTTGTTACTGCTCCACAATTCGGAAACATAAGTGGAACAAAGACAAGGGATATGTTAGGTAATCCAAACATAGACGATAAAGAAAGACAAAAGTTTTTCAAAAAAACATTTGGATATTTTGACAAAGGTTTGTATAATATGATGACGAATAAATTCAGAAAATTGTATGAGGTTTATCGTGGTCTTTTTGAAGGGAGTGAAATTACAAATGTAGATACTGATGATGGACCAGGTATGTTTTCAAGTTTGAAATCATATATGAGTAGAGCCGAAAAAGAAGCTGGTAGATTGGGTTGGGAGTTAGCAAGTCTCATAACCGATACTGATGCTTATAACAATCAAGACACATCATTCTATAAAGATACTGCATATCCAAATGGTCCTATTGGTTCGGTATCATATGGTCCTGCTGGAGTTGCTGAACCAAGTGCTGCTAATGATTTGGATTTAGTCGGAAGTGAATTATGGAATCATTGGTTAGACCATATTGACAAAATATTGGCAAATCAAGATTACAAATATGTTGATGATTTGAAAAGAGCTAGAAAAATAACTATTGATGATTCACCGAAAACATTAAAAAAACTAGATAGTGAGGAGCCTAAAGAGACTGAGATTAGAGTGGGTAACGACCAACACGAGGATTTAGAAATAGTAAAAGAAGTTTTATCACTTACGAGTGATTTACCAAGAAACGGAAAGGAGTTATTATTAATGGGAGGAGCTTACGGTCATATGAATCATCCATTTGACGATAAAGATTTAACATTTGGAGATTTAAAAAAAATAATTGAGTTAGGTTTAAGTGGTAAACTTGACCGAGAAGATAATGTTACTGAGAAAACTGATGGTCAAAACTTGATGATAAGTTATAAAGATGGTAAACTTATCGCTGCTCGTAACAAAGGACATCTTAAAAATAAAGGTAAGACAGCATTATCTATAAAAGATGTAGAGAAAAAATTTAAAGGTAGAGGTAATATAAGAGATGCCTTTGTATATGCTATGAGAGATTTATCAAAAGCAATCAGTGCTTTATCTAAGAAACAACAAGATAAAATTTTTGGTAATGGTTCTAAGTTTATGAGTTTAGAAGTAATGTGGCCTGCTAGTGAAAATGTAGTTAACTATGATATTACAGAGTTGCTTTTTCATGGAGCAATTGAGTATGATGACAGTGGTAGACCAATAGGACAAGCAAAAGATAGTGCTAGAATGTTACAAGGTATGATAAAACAAGTCAATCAACACATACAGAAACACTACAAAATATCTAAACCTAACTTTGTTACTGTTCCTAAACATCAAGACTTTGGTAAAATGAAGAAAAAGTTTCATGGTCGTTTATCTAAGTTACAAAGTCAGTATGCTCTTAAGGACAATGACACACTTGGTTTATATCATCAGAGGTTTTGGGAAGAGTATATCTTTAATGCTGCTAAACAATTTAAATATAAGATACCATCAAATGTTCTTAAAAGACTTACGATGAGATGGGCTTTCTTTGATAAGTCATATTCAGTAAGAGATATGAAAGCAACAATAAAGAACGATAAGTTTTTAGATTGGACTTTGACCACAGATAAATTAGACCACGCTAGAATGGTAAAAGAAAATATGAAACCTTTTGAAGAATTGTTCTTTGAAGTCGGTGCTGAGATAATGAAGAATATGGATGGGTGGTTGGCTGTCAATCCAGCAAAGTCTGTACAAAATATGAGAAAGAAACTTAAGTCTGCAATCTCTGATATAAGAAGTGGTGGTGACTTAAAGAAGTTAAATAAGTTAAAGATACAATTGGATAGGTTAAATGCTATTGGTGGGTTCGATGCTATTGTTCCAACTGAAGGATTGGTATTCAAATATAATGGAAACATTTACAAATTTACAGGCGCGTTTGCTCCTATAAATCAAATAACAGGTTTGATGTTTTTTTAAGGGTAAGGTTATGGGTAAGAATATAGAAAAAGTAAAAAAATTAATTGCAGGTGTTAGTGGACAAGGAACTCCAAGAATAGGTTACACACCAAAAAGTATTCAAATGAGAAAAGAAGGAGAGGAGTGGATAGATGCTCGTGGTCGTAGTTGGAAGATAGAAGATGGTAAAAGAAAACAAATTACTAAAATACCACCAAGAGGATTTGATAAATGTAATGATTGTGAAAAACTTATTCTTAAAACCATAGACCAGCAAACTTATGACCGAATGGGTAGATGTAAATATTGTCAGATAGATTTTGAAGTAAACCTAAAAAGACAAGGTAAATGGGAAGATTGGGTTAAAGAAATGGAGACTAAAAGGTGGGAGGCTATTCTTGCCGAGTATGAATCGGAAATAAATTCACATGATGAAAGTAAAAGTGCCTTTGATAAGACTGTAGCAAAAGCTATCGGAAATCATGAACAAAGTCTAAATGAGATATGAGTAACTTAAAACAAGCTATCAAACAAAATTATTTAAAGTGTGCTAAAGATCCTTCATACTTTATTAACGAGTTTTGTGTAATACAACATCCTCAAAGGGGTAAGATAAAATTTAAACTATTTCCTTATCAGTATGATGTGTTAAACGAGTATGGTCAACACGATTATAATGTCATTTTAAAATCTCGTCAGTTGGGTATATCTACACTTACTGCTGCATATTCATTATGGATGATGTTATTTAACGCAGACAAAAATATTCTATGTATTGCTACGTCAAAGGATACGGCAAAGAATTTGGTAACAAAAGTTCGTGTGATGTATGATGGATTACCACAATGGTTAAAAACTGCTATCGTTGAAAATAATAAGTTATCATTAGTATTTAAGAATGGTTCACAGATAAAGGCAATCGCTTCTAACGAATCAGCTGGTCGTTCAGAAGCTCTATCATTGTTAATACTCGATGAGGCTGCTTTTATTGATAAGATTGATACGATATGGACTGCCGCTCAACAGACATTGGCTACTGGTGGTAAGTGTATTGCAATATCTACACCTAATGGTGTGGGTAATTGGTTTCACAAAACTTGGATGGATGCGACAGATGGTTTGAATAAATTCAATACAGTAAAACTTCATTGGACAGACCATCCTGAAAGGGATGAAAGTTGGAGAAAGGAACAAGATAGAATATTAGGACCAAGTAAGGCAGCTCAAGAGTGTGATGCTGACTTCTTAAGTTCTGGTCGTTCAGTTGTAGATCCTATTATATTAGAGTGGTATAAAGAAAAGATGTGTTGTGAACCAAATGAGAAGAGTGGTTTTGATAGAAACCTTTGGATATGGGATTATCCAAATTATGATAAAAAATATTTAATATGTGCCGATGTAGCTCGTGGAGATGGAACAGACTATTCCGCCGCACAAGTTTTCGATATAGAAGAAATGGAACAAGTTGCTGAATATAAAGGTCAGTTAGGAACAACTGAGTTTGGAAACTTTCTGATAGAATTAGCAACTAAATATAACGATGCCTTACTTGTCGTGGAAAACAACAACATTGGATGGGCAACACTACAAACAATTATTGATAGAGGATATGAAAATCTCTTTTATCAAGAAAAAAATCATCTCATTGTAGATGAGGACATTCAACACACAAACAAATATAGAAGTATAGATAGAAACAAGATACCAGGTTTTACTACGACAATGAAATCGAAGCCATTGATTATCGCTAAAATGGAAGAATATACTCGTGAAAAGATGGTAAAGATAAAATCTACACGATTAATTGATGAACTTTTTGTATTTATATATAAGAATAGTAAAACTGAAGCATTAGATGGATATAATGATGACCTTGTTATGTCTTATTCTATTCTTTTGTGGATAAGGGATACGGCTATCCGTATTCAATCAGAGAGAAATGAATTTCAGAGTAGTTTGGTTGGTGCAATTGGAAACCTAAATGGTAATACAACTGTGATGACACCATCTGCTCCGAAAGAAAATCCGTATAAGGTAAAACTTAAAAACGGTGAAGAAGAAGATTTAAGTTGGCTATTGGGGTAAAACATGGCAGATAATTTATTTACAAGACTTGGAAGATTATTTCAATCTAATGTAATCATTAGAAAAACAGACGATAATCGTTTAGTGGTAAAGGATTTAGACTTTACACA